GGTTCTTCTTACTTTGTCTATGGCTCTATTCCAGCCTAACTCTATATCTCCTACTGTTCCGTTTAGAATATCCTCAAAAGAGATCTCCTGTATCTGCTTTACTGCCTCTCTTGCCTTTAAGAGCTCCTCCATAAAACTATCCTCAATGAGGTAATAATCTTTAGGATCTCCAAAAGATACAGCTATTGCATAATCGGATTTTCTCATAGCTAAGCTCTGCTCCTTAGCCTTATCTATCCAGCTCTTTTTTACTGTGATACTCTGGCTAGGGTTCATCTTTGTTTTTGCCTCTATAAAGAGATCTCCTGCTATTACATCCCCTTTTAAGAATGGAGTAGATCCAGATCCTACTACCTGCCTACCTCCCATAGCCTTAGCTATTCTTTTTTCCTGTATATTACTTTTATATCTAGTAGTCTCTTTACTCATTTTCAAACCTCCGCAATATTTCCTCCCTTTTCCCTATTCTTGCTGATATTTTTCTAAGCAACTCCAAATCTTTCGGATCATATGATAACCCTTTTGGTATTTCATTCTCATAAAACTCCAATACCCTACCAATCTCCGCCTCTAAATACTCTATAACTCCACTAAGTATATACTCTGGATCTTTATTGCTGTTAGTAATAGCTTTATAGAGCATAACATACATCCTAACATAATCCTCTTTTTCTGCTGTTTCTCGTTTATACTCTAACTTAGCCCATTTCTCTCCCTCCTTATACCCCTTTAGCCTTTCCTGTTCTAGCTGTATCTTATTATTTTTCTGAATATTGTCTATGAGTTTATCTCGTATTTCTCCTTTAGTTTCTGCACTAACATCCAACATATCTATATACTCATCTAAATATCCAAACGGTCTTAAGTTTTCTTTCATTTTACTCCGCCTCTCTTTCTTCTAATCTCACTCCGCCATACTCCCAGAGATCCTTTTTCATCTCATCCATATCTAGCTCTCCATTTTGCCAGCGTTCATAATACTGTAATACAAGCTCTGTAAACTCTGGTATCTTCTTTGCATAGGTCTTTTTCCAGTAGTGATCCATGAGTACCTCCATAGGGAGTACTAAGAGTAATGTCATAGCTGTAGTTATGGCATCCTCCATAGCTTGCTTTTTAATCACTTTGAGCCTGTCTTTTATCTGATCCTCTACCAGCTTATCTAACTGCTCTTTTGTGAG